CTTGTTGTTTTAAATCATACAATCGAACCTAATTTTAGGGATGCAGAGAGCATAAAGAAAGCAGGATGTCAAACTCCGGAACAGTTCTTATATAAGAGCTTACTTGCCGGAGAGATTTCAGAACTTGCTCAACAGATTTCATCTTTATCCGGATTTGATAAAGAATTCGAAGATGAGATAGAAGAAGCAAAAAACTCTTAAAGGAAGGCGACGGTGAAACTTGGTACGCTTATTACGCTCTTAATAAGTTTCATTGGGAGCCATCGCGTTTCGCCAACCTTCCGAGAAAAGAAAAAGCATTGGTCATTGCGATGATTGATGAAAGAATTGCTCAAGAGAAAAAAGAGGCAGCAAAAATTAAGAGGAAAGGAGGTCGCAGACGCTAATGGCAACTGTTAAAAATACCATTAAGTTACAAGACAAGATGACCCCTGTACTGCGCAGCATTATCAAGTCATTGAATACAACTGTAAATGTTATGGCAGGCGTTGATAAGGTTAGTAATTCAGCTTTCCATAGAATGCAAAGAGATGTCCAAGCGGCTTCTGATGCTCTTGATAATTTCAATCGTGATGTGGATGAGATATCGCCAGCAGCAAATCAAGTTGCTAATTCATTTAGTAGATGGAAAAATCCATTAGTAACTGCGGCCTCCGCTATATACACAATTAAAGCAGCCTTGCAAGGAGTTTCTCGGGTGACTGATATTGCAGATACCTTCACTTTGACTACTACAAGGCTGGATTTAATGAATGATGGATTACAGACTACTGGCGAATTACAGAATATGATATTAGCATCCGCTCAACGGTCAAGAGCAGAATATGGGGCTACTGCGGCAGCAGTTAGTAAATTAGGTATTTTAGCGAAGGATGCATTTACAAGTACAGAAGAGATTGTAGCATTTACCGAATTAATGAATAAGTCCTTCAAAATCGGTGGAGCTGGAATTCAAGAACAAACTTCCGCGATGTACCAATTAACACAAGCTATGGCAGCTGGTAAATTACAAGGTGATGAATTTAGAAGTATAATGGAAAATGCTCCTATGCTTGCAGAAGCAATTGCTAAATTTACAGGTAAGTCAAAGGGTGAGCTGAAGGAAATGTCATCCGAAGGACTCATCACGGCAGATATTATCAAAGGTGCGATGTTTGCAGCGGCTAAAGATATTAATACTAAATTTGAAACTATGCCAAAGACTTTTGGAGATATCTGGACAGAAGTAAAAAATATGACTCTAAAAGCATTTCAACCTATCATTGAAAGGGTGAACGCCTTTATTAATAGTCCCGCATTTGACCAATTTGCTCAGAATATAGTCAATGGATTGATTTGGATATCTAATGTGGCACTTGATGTGATTGAAGTGTTGGGACAGATAATGGCTTGGGTTCAAGAAAATGGCCCGGTTATTGCAGACATAGCGATAGGGGTGCTAACAGGTATTGCTGTAGCATATACAGCAGCTCGGGTGGCTGCTGCTTTATATGCCTTTGCGCAGGGCGCCGTCAACACACAATTATTGATATTAAATGCAAGACTTGTGCTGGCGGCAGCAATGGTGGCGGCAGCAGTTTACTTATGGCAAAACTTTGGAGTAGCGGGAAAGATATTAGCGGTTATCTTGGGGGTGCTTGCAGGAGTTATCGTAGCGGCTACAATAGCTCAACATGCTTTTAATGCTTCCTTATGGGCCTGTCCCTTGGTTTGGATTATTGCGTTAATTGTAGCGGTTATTGCAATCATCGCAGTTTTAGTTTTATGGATTATGGACTTGTGGCAAACAAATATGGATTTCAAATATGGAATAATTAAGATATGGAATTCAATTCTCAATTTCTTTGACCAAGTTCCAATCTTCTTCCAGATGGTCGGTAATGGTATTGCAGATGCATTTGGATGGGCAAAAGTGAAGGTATTAGAAATCCTTCAAGGGATGGCAAATGGTGCTATTAAAATCATCAATGATTTGATTGGGATGTTAAACAAAATCCCTGGAGTAGCTATTGACCCTATTCAGGAATTAACCTTTGCAACTACCGCGGCAGCAGAAGAGGAAGCAGCGAAGCAAGCAAGAGCCGATAGACTACAGGCAGCAAGAGACGCAGCAGCAGCAAAGGCCGCCGAAAGAGATGCAAAGATGGCAGCTGATAGAGCCGCTGATGAGGCCGCACTTGCTAAGAAAAGAGCAAAGGCTGAGGCTGCAAAGCAGGCAGCGCAAGACATTCTATTAGAAGGTGGTTTGGAAAAGTATTTGAGTCAAATTCCTGAAGAATTTGATTGGGATAAATATATGAAGAATATAGATAATCTGAACATAGCAGGCGGTGACCTTGATAGCGTAGGCAAGATTAAAGATGATGTAAGCATCACAGATGAAGATATAAAGCTTCTCAAAGATGTAGCAGCAACCGAATTTGTAAATAAATATACCACCCTTAGGCCAGAGATGACAGTGACTTTCGGTGATGTAAGAGAAACAGCCGATGTTGGTAAGATACTTGAAGTTATCGAGGATATGGTTGAAGAAGCATATGCGAGTGTATTAGTAGGGGAGGGAGCATAATGGCTATTAGATTTTTCTTTGAATTTAATAACCAAGTTGTTCAACTTCCAGTTAACCCGGAGGAGGTTATAATAACTTCCTCCGGGAATAACAAGACAGAGGAAATTATTAAACTTGGAGAAATAAATTTATTAAGACAAAAGAAATTAGAAGCTTTAGTAATAGAGAGCTTTCTTCCGGCCGATAAAGATGCACCTTATGTATTAACAAAAGGAAAGTTTGAAAAGCCTCAATATTATATAGACTTCTTTGAAAATATTAGAAAAGAAAAGAAACCATTTAGATTCATAATTAGTGATACTAAAATCAATATGTTAGCCGCTATTGAGGATTTAGAATATGGATTAAAAGCTGGAGATGATGATATTCATTATAGTTTAAACATTAAAGAGTATCGACCTTTTTCATCGAAGATTGTTAAAATTACCTTACCAGCTAATAAAGCTGAACCAGCAAAGGTAACTCCCCCACCGGCAACGAAAAGACCGAAGACTGGGTTTGCTATTGGAGATATTGTTATAGCTAATGGAAACTATTGGTATACTAGTTATGGGGATAATCCTCATGGGACATTTAAGAACTTTACCGGAAAGATTAGTCATATAGTAGCAGATAAAAATCGTAAATACAGATATCATATTACAACACTAAGTGGTGGATATAGGGGCTGGGTAGCAGAAAGTCAGATAAAACATAAATAGAAAGGGTGAGTTAATGAATATAGAAGCGATTGTACAAGATAGTAAAAGTGGCGTGGCTTATGATATTAGTGAATTGATTACTAATGCTACATGGGAGACTACATTAACCAATCAGCCCGGAAAATTAACTTTTAACTATATTGACGATACTGAAGTGACTATAAGCGAAGGCTCACCTATTTCTTTTAAAGTAGATGGCAAAGGAGTTTTCTTTGGTTATATCTTTAAAAAGGGAAAGAAGAAGGACGAAAAAGTCTCGGTAACAGCTTATGACCAGATGAGATACTTAAAGAACAAAGACACCTATGTATTATCAAATCTTACAGCTTCTCAGATATTTACTAAGTTATGTAATGACTTTAGATTATCCGCAGAAGTTAAAGATGCAAGTTCCTATATAGTTTCACCAAGAATTCATGATAACAAAACATTATTTGAAATTATTCAATATGGTATTGATGAAACTTTAATAAACACCGGAAATTGGTATATGATAAGAGACAACTTTGGCAAACTGCAATTTATTAGTATTAACTCAATGAAGACAGATTTGTTTATCGGAGATGAAAGCTTACTAATTGATTTCGATTATGAAAGCTCCATAGATGATGATACCTATAACCAAGTTAAATTGATTAAGGAAAACAAAGAAACAAAGAAAAGAGAAATCTATATTGTAAAAGATAGTAACACTATTAAGCAATGGGGATTATTACAATACTTTGAAAAGATGGATGAAAATGCGAATGCCGCTCAAATTCAAGCAAGAGCTGAAATGATCTTAAAGCTAAAGAATAGAGTTACTAAGAAATTAAAGCTAGATTGCCTTGGAGACCTGAAGGTGTCAGCAGGTAGTGGTGTAGTTCTTGGAATCAATGATTTGCAAAAAGAGGGAGCAGCCATTAATCAATATTTCATGGTTACATCTTGTTCTCATACATTTCAAAATGATTTGCATACAATGCAATTGGAAATGCAGGTGAGCATATAATGATAGGAAATAAATTATTAAAAATAATGCAAGAAGCTGGTAAGATACCTGCAGGAGAAACAACTGATTTACTATTTGGAGTAGTAACATCGGTTTCTCCTCTAAAAATAAAGATTGATAATCGATTCGAAGTTGATGAAAAATTCTTAATCTTATCGGCATTGGTAAAGGAAACAACTCTATGGCGAGGATTAATTGTTGGAGATAAGGTAAGAGTGTTAAGGGTGAATCAAGGACAGATGTTTTATGTGCTTGAAAGAGAGGAGGGAATTAAATGATACCTGAACAGCAAGTAGATTTAACTAATTTAGAGGTAGTCAACCAACCCTCGTTGACCTATAAATTAGACTTTGAAGGAAAGAGGATTAGTGGCAAGATAGATAATGAAGAAGCTATTAGGCAATTAGTTATGAAAATCCTTTATACAGAACGTTATGCATATGTAATATATAGTTCACAATATGGAGTGGAGTTGGATAGATTAATTGGAAAAGATTATGATTTCATTGTTTCAGATTTAGAAAGAACTATTACAGAAGCTCTTCTTGCAGATGATAGAATTTTAAGTATAACAGACTTTGTTGCGGAACAAACTGCGATTGATAAAATGACTGCTACCTTTACAGTTAACTCCGTAGTAGGGTCGGTAAATATTAATACAGAGGTGATAATAGTATGATTGGAGATTATTTAGAACAATACACATTTGAATATTTGATGGAACAAGCATTATCAAGAGTTCCTGATACAATTGATAAAAGAGAAGGAAGTATTATCTATGATGCCTTGGCTCCAGCATGCTATGAGCTAGCCGAGTATTATATGAATCTTCGTAAGATACTTATTGATACTTATGTGTCAACCGCAAGCGGAGAATATTTAGACCTAAGGGTAGCGGAACAGGGATTAACTCGGTATGCAGCTACTTATGCTGTTAAAAAAGGAACATTTGTAAATAATTCAGATGAACCAGCTCTAATACCTATTGGTAGCCGCTTTTCTATTATATCGGAGGATAAAAATGTTAACTATTATGTATCAGAAGTTTATACTGATGAAGTTGGAGAGGTTGTTCCGGGAACTTATAAACTTATTTGTGAGGAACCTGGAACCATCGGTAATGGTTATGTAGGAGCTTTAATTCCAATTACCTATATTCCAAATTTAAAATCAGCTACTATGACTGATTTGATTATCCCCGCAAGAAATATTGAAACAGATGAGGAACTAAGAACGCGCTACTTTTTAACTATTAATCAAAGGCCATTCGGAGGGAATCTTGCCCAATATGATGAAGCATTAAAAGCTATTGATGGGGTAGGGGCAGTTCAAATATATCCGGTTTGGAATGGTGGTGGAACTGTTAAATGTAGTATTATTGATGCAGAATATAATGCCATCTCCGAAGACTTCATTAACACTCTACAAAATATGATTGACCCGGAGAATGCTCAAGGAGTTCAAGGAACTGGATTAGGGTTAGCACCTATTGGTCATCAAGTAACTATAACTACCCCCACCGAAATTGCAATAAACATTGAAACAACAATTGTTTTAAATAATGGTTATAACCTACCTCAAGTCCAATCATTAATTCAACAAGCTATCGCAGAGTATTTATTGTCCCTCCGAAAAGCTTGGGGGATTGGGGATGACCTAAATCAATATGCTTTAGCAGTATACATTGCTCGAATAAATTCAGCTATTCTTAGTGTAAGTGAAGTGGCGAATGTTACGGATACCTTAATAAATGGTTTTGCACAGGATTTAGTTCTTGAGCAGTCAGCAGCTACCCAAGAACTACCTCAATTAGGGACGGTGATAATAAATGTCCAATCTTAAAAATTATCTACCTAATATTTACAAGGATGTTTTAGAAACGGATGAATTAATCAACACTGAAGATTTATTATTTCAGGACTTAAATAGTGAAACGGAAAAAGTAAGAAACAACCAATTTGTATTAACCAGCGATATTGATGGTATTGAGCAATATGAAAAAATGTTAAATATAATACCAAATCCATCAACAGAGAGTATACAATTTAGAGTAGATAGAATAATTAACCGATTATCTATGACTCCCCCTTTTACGTTCTCCTTTCTAAAGAAAAGATTGGACGAAATAATTGGAGTTGGTAAATGGGAAGCTTATATGGATTATGCTAATTATACTCTATATGTAGAAAGCTCAGCAGTTAATCAGATATGGTTTCATGAAATATTGGTAACAATAAATAGATTGAAACCGGTTAATATTGTTTTTATAAATAAACCATTTGTAGCTGCGAAAATTCATGTATCCGAAAACATTAACTTAACTCAGGTTTCTTTTAACTATCGAGTGGGAACTACTTGGGCATTAGGACAAAAACCTTTTACATCATTAGAAAATATGGGGGTGATAAAAATGGCAGATGTTCCATCAATTAAACAAGATTTACTTAATCACATGGCAACCTTTACAGCATCGGATATTGCAGGCGTGAGAATCAATGGAACCTTTATGGTCCCGGCGTTTGTAACAAAAGCGGCGGCCAATAACCTGGTCACAGTAGAGTATGAGATTTCAGAGACTGATGGAATCCCAGAAATTACTCAGATTGAATTGCTCGACTCAGTCGGAACGGTGCTTACGGACTCAGTAGTCTATGTACCAATATTAGAAAGAGTCATACTAAAGCATAATATCTTAATAAAGGAAGGGGATGTAAATTAGATGGCTTATATTGGAAAAACAAATTGGCAAAATAACGAAATAGTAGAAGCATCTGACATGAATCGTATTGAGCAAGGAATATTAGATATAGAGAAGGCAGTTAGTGAGATTGAGGTTGGGGGAAGGAATTTAATTATACTAACTGATGCTTTACATGGGTATCCATTAGATGATGGAACATTTCATAGTACACCCTTAGCGAGAACGCCAAAAGAATATATAAAAGTAAAACCTGGTGAACAATATGTGTTGTCT